GGCAACGGGAAAATATTTCTCCCACGTGGCTTCATCATGGAGGCAAAGCTCACCAAGCATTTCCTCCATGTTGTGCAAAATGTCCGACCAAGGGTCGCGGGCGTTCTTGAAATAGTAGGTGCGATACAGCACACTACCAAGTTCCAAGGGCGCAATCCAGCCACCCGTGCCTTCCTTGTCGCGCACAAAACGACGTTTCAAGAAGGTACACTGGTCCAATGTTGTATATGGAACCAACTGACCTGTCTTGTTGCCCGAGGTATATTCCAACCCAAACAACTCCTGCATCATACTGGCAACGGTGACCTGATTAAAGACTTCAGCCACCGAGTCAGACACATTCGTAATGTTATCATCACCAAACGTGCCAATGTATACATGAGACCACATGCCAGTATAGTCGCGCGTAGCGCGAACATAGCAAGCGGTCAACGTAATCAAAGAATACAAAGAGTTCACGGGCGTGGTTAAAGGATGCCCGCTGGGCATACACTTATTCCACTGATAAACGTGCTGCTGGCACGTACCATCTCCGCCCAAATGGCGGGAGTGTATCAACTCTAACCACAAAATGGACCTAATACGGGCTTCCACCTCAGAACCCCCATACCACTGCTGGATAAAATCCAGTATGGCATGGTGGACCCAAGGTTGCTCGCCTTTGTCAAAGCCCTTGAAGTCACCGTCAAATACCTTATCACCCTTAGATGACAGGCGGCTACCAAGCTCAAACCACTCATTATAGGGATTGATGCCTGGGCACATGCCAGAGCGAGTGTGGTGCTTAAACATTGAAGCCATGAAAGCTCCAAAATACATACGCACCGCGACAACCAAGTCCAAGGGACACCCGCTTATAATACGGGTAGCGCCTGTCTCTACTTTGCGCATGGGTCGAATCTCGTCTTTAAGGAAATCAGTAAAGATGTGCGAAACCCGCACACCGTCACCAGCCTTAGAGACAACGTAGTCGACACGCTCAAACAGCTCTCGGCACATCTCCGAATCAAAGGTAAACTCGTCCCCGTCCCCGAAGAACTCCTTCTTTCCGCCTTTCACCCTCACATTGTAAGGATAACCGGCTGACTTAGAACGAGCAATGGGCTTCAACTTCATGCCTTCAATGCCAACAACAGCCTCCTCCTTCGTAAGGATACCGCGATAATCAGAAATCGATGCCTCGCGAAAAGGCTTAGTAGCAAGAGACACAATAGCGTCCATATCCGGCAACTGTTTATAGGTATGCTCGGAGGAATAACCCTCCAGCCCACAATCCATAGGGGACACAAGCTCCCCGTCAACAAAGAACGGTCTAAGACGCGCCGGAGCGCCATCCTGGACACCAAAGGCCTGAATCTCACCAACAGGTGACAGCTTCAACTTTGTTTTCGGGTTCAGTGACACGGGCTTGTCCACTTTACCAAGGTAGCAAAAGCTGCCCTTGATGAAGCTTGGTATAAAGCCAGACTCTGCTTGAACAGGATGTCCACGTGCCTCACAATCCTCGAAAAACTCGTCTTTGTAATCGGCAATAGCCTCCAAAGCAGCCTTCACTATCTCCCGGGTTATGACATTGGCGTACCCATATCGGGTATAAAACCCACTGGAACCAGCCACGTGCATACCAAGACAACAAGCAGAACCATAATGCTTGTTGTTGGATATCATCAATGGAGCACCGCAATAACCCTCTTTCGTGGGCATGGAATACTTGAGCACCTGCTCATTCTCGTAACCACCTGACATCAGCTTGGGCATAAACTCAAACGAGTTAGAATCAAACGTGCGGCGTATAAAAACGCCTTCCTCACCCTTGATAGGGCTCTCATCCAACACGTCCAAGCGTACACCAGGTTTCGCCTTGATGGCGCTATTGTACTGTTCGGCCGTTAGAAAATGCTGTGTGATAGTACGGCGCGCTTGTATAGATCCCTTAGGGAATTCTACAAAACAAGCGTCCATACCATCGCCCTTCACGTGTGTTGCATCAAGGAGCGCCAAAGCCGTCAAATTGATTCGGTGGTTACTACCAGCGTGTATCAGCTCGACAATGCTTCCGTCAATCACATCGCCTGACTCGTGCTTCTCCCACAGCTGTCGGAGAAAATGAAATGGCATCAAGGCGACACGTCCCTCAACAAAAAGCACTTGTCCAACGACGTAAGTTTCCTTAACTCCACGCACAATCATCTTGTAAGAGTTTTTGTAAACAATGTCGTGATTGGTCTCCAAAGAACCTGTCATACCACCATTCTGCTTTGTGATCTTGGGCTTGAAATAGACCTTCTTCGGGGCATTCTCAGAGCTTTTGATATTACTCTGGGGTTCACCACGGGGTGTGCCCCTGACCTTGCGTAGAAGGCTAGAAACCATGTGGGTCACAGCCTTAACAACGCCGATGGTCAGCGCAAAGGTTGCCAGCCATATAGCACCACCAGTAAGAAGTTTGTAAGTGGGGCTGTCATCAACCCCAAAAACAAAACGGGCCAAACCGCTGTTGGCACATGCCCAAAAATGGCGAATATGATCCCCCAGCTTCGAGTAATTGCCAACTCTCCAATGCTCAGCTTTCTC